TTATTTTTGGTGTTGTAGTCTTACGAGCTTGATAAGTAGGGCTGATTGAGGGAAAAGTAGGCATTATCCTAATAAACCTCCTGGTCGTCTTTCTTTAATCAGTTCTGCTTGAACTGCTGCTCCTATTAATCTACCTAATTCTTCTCCATTTGTTTGATCTCCTTCAACTGAAGTTCCAGAAGCATCTACATTTACTACAACACTTGTTGAACCTCCCATAGCATGATTTGGAATTATAGTCCCTGCACTATTAGGAACAAAAAGTTCTGGCCCACGTTCTCCTACTAACGAAGGTCTACCAACGGGAGGTCTACCACCATTAGCAAAACTACTCATCGTAAGAGTATTTGGATCGGTTGGCCCTCTATTAAAACCAGCAAAAACATCAGTTTCTCCACCACCACCAAAAGAACTAGCAAATAATTTTAAAAATCCTTTTGTTATCTGAGTAGAAGCCATTTGTGCAGCCATATCTAAGAAATGATCTGCAATTTTATTAAACATATTTCTAAACGCTTCTTGAACACTCATTGTTCCTTTTATTATTCCTTTGAATGATTCTGAAAATGAACTTTCTATAGTTTTACTTAGTTCTACTATTTGTCTTTGTGAATCCATTAAATCTCTTATTTTGTTATTAACATCAACTATTGCAGATGCAACAGGATTAGCTAATATTTCTGCATTTCTTAATTGAGCTATATTTAATTCTCTTTGTAATCTTAGTTCTTCTAATTCGTCTTTTAATTTGTCTTTTCTAATACCCACTTCTGTTTTTTCAAATTCAAACTTTTTAAGTGCAATTTGAGTTTCAATTTTTTTAATTTCATTAGTTTTTCTTATAACATCTTGCTCTTCACTTCTTTGTGTAAGCCGTTGAGCTTCTAGTTCAATTTCTGATTTTAAATTATTTATTTTTACTGATCTTGCACTATCAATTAACTCTTTAGATATTTGTACTTTTGCAGGTGCAGAAGATGGAGAAAAATCTCTTTTTAATTGATTAATTATAGAAGGAGTAAGAAACTCAGAGCTTAATTGTCCAGCACGATTAATATTACCTGCTTTAGAAAATCTATCTATTCCTTGTTCAATAAGATTAAATCTACCAGCTCTACTTTCTGGTATAAGTTCTCCTACTCTTTTATTAAATTCTTCTATTCTGGATTCGGGAATACTTAAAACTAAATCTCTAAAAGTAAAAGCTCCACTTACACCTTGTAAAATTTCATTAATTTTTGCTGACAATTCTCCTAAACCTTGAGAAACAAATGACAATAACTGAGTATTTACTTTTGCAAATATATTACCTAACTCTTGGAATGATTTGGATAGCTTTTTAAGTTGTTCAACATCAGCAAACTCATCAATTTCAGCTAAAGCAATATCAGCAGCAGTAGCTTGTAATCCTAACTCTTCTAATTTACTTATCTGACGTTCAAGAGCAGTACCAGATATACCAGCACGTTGAACTAAAATCTCAATATTTTCAGATGGTTTTCTTAAAGCATCACCAAATTCTATAGCTTTTTTACTTAATCCATCAAAAAATGCACCAATCTGAGTGCCAAGTAGTGAAAGAGCAAAACCAAATTGACCTCCTTTTATACCACCAGCAAAACCACCAAGACCACCACCAACAGATGCACCTAAACCTTGTCCAAATAACAGAGGAAAAGCACCACCAATAATTGCACTTGAAGTTGCTTGATCTCTAATAGCTTTATCTGTTGCTGTTTGATTCCTTAGGAATCTAGCAAACCTTACATCAAACCTTGCCTCTTTTCTGGCAATACTATCTCTTGCTCTACCTTTCCTTAAACGACTTGCTGTTTTATCTTCTTTATTATTATCTTTTATTAATGTTCTTTGTTTCTCTAATTGTTTATTCATTTCTTTTATTCTTGCCGTTACATCACCATATTCTTTTTCAGTAAAATCTAACTGTTTTCTTACACCAGTTAAAGTATCTAAATATCTTTCTATAGCACTAATAGTATTAGCAGGAGCAAAATTTAAAAGTGTTGATATATCTGCATTACTAAAACCTGTGACACCACGAACATCTTTAGAACCCATTGCACTAAAAGTAGATGCTGTAATCTTTGCACTCTCATTAAATCTTTGTAGCGATTTAATCTGTGCAGAAAAATTAAATTTAGTAGCACCCTGCGTAAATAATTCAAATTTTTTACTTGTAATGCCAGCAGAAGCAGCAACATCTTTCATCCTTGTTGCTAATTCTCTTGTAGATGTAATACCTTTTCTATTTGCTCCATCAAAATTTAGAGCACCTTTGGTATATTCTTCAAATGCTTTTGCAGCTTCTTTTGTTTTCTTTTTTATTTCCTGTGCTACTTTAATAGCTTCTTTAGAAAAAGGACCACCAGATCCTGGACCTTTTCCAGTTTTTTTTGATAATCTTTCAAACTGTTTATTTAAAGATGCAACTGCACGATCTGCTTTAGTTAAATCTTTTTGTAATTGTTTTAACTTTTCAGCCTTAGTCCTGACATTAATATTAATTCCGTACTCTGCTGCCATTTACTCGACCCAATAAATTACTTCTATATTACCGCCTTCTGGGTTTCATGGCTTGTTTTTTTTGCACTTGTTCTTTATATTTCTCTTCTTCTTCATGTTTTAATTCAAAAAATGCAGCCCAAGATACTAATTCTTCCTTAGTTAAATTTGCTGTAAGTTGTTTTAATGTCATTCCTAACTCTTTAGCTAAAAAAAACATAAAATACCAATCTTTGTTAGCTTTTTAATGCTGCTTTCGCTTCCTCCACTTTTAATTCATCACCAGATGTCATCATTGCCATCTGTATATCCTGCAAAACTCCAGCGTTTATTTCTCTTCTAAGAGAAGCTTTATGACCATCTTGAAATAGTCTTTTGCCATCTTCATCTAATGCTTTTTCAATCATAAGATTTAAAGCAAATTCATTTCCATCATCTGCTTTTGATTTTGCAACTATTGATTCTCTTTCTGCAATAGTTAATGGATGCCAATAAATTTCTAATACTGTTTCTTCTCCATCTTTGACTTCATATTTATATTTTTGGCTTACACCAAACTTGTTTCTGAGGAGTTCAATCGCTTCCATAGTATTCTAATATAATATTTATATTATACTTATATTAGGCATTTGCTGTAAATTGACAAGAAATAATTCCTATAAAATGACTTCTATCCTCTATTTGTAACATAGTTGGACCATTTATATCAGCAACTCTTGGAGTGCAACTAAATGTATCAGTATAGTCAGAAGCATTAACAGAGGTAAGTCCATCAATAACAGATTCACTTATAGCAGATACAACTGAAGTTCCTTTATTTTTTGGCACATAAATATTACATTGAATAACACCAGCATAGTAATCAGAAGCAGTACCTTGATTTTGTATTGTC